TTCGTCTATTAGGTTCTTATTTGCTAGCTTTTCTACTATAGCCTGATCTAGGTTCTCATCTCCAGATTGTAGATGTAGTCTAACTGTATACTTTTTCTTAAAAGACCCTGACTTAGTTAAAGACGTTTTAGCTACGGCATCTACTGTAATACCCTCAATCAAAGGAGTAGACCTTAGTACCGCTATAGCGGATTCAGCTCCTGCTCTTCCTGCCAAATACTGAGCTGCTCTAACGGCTCTATACCCTACTGCCGGTATAGCTGAAGTATCTCCCCCTCCATGCCCTAAATGAAACTTAGAACCAAAATCTTTCGTTCCGAATTCTTTTTCTAACTTATTACTTATACTAGTCTTCCAATCTTTTACTGCTGCAAACTTATTCTTTGCTTTTGATTTACCGGGGTAGAATACGTTAGGTTTACCTGCTACTCCGGTTTTACGTACGAAAATACTCCTATTGGAAATATCATCTATTATAAAGTTAAAAGCTTTATCTGCGTCAGATTTACTTAACCTGTACTGTGACATTAGTAATTTTGTAACATACTTTTTGTCTATTTCAAGCTCAGGCATAAGAGTATTTAACTCCTTCCTAAGGTCTTTCTTTAATATAGCTATTACTCTATTTTGAATAACTGCTGATAATTTTGCAGAGCTCATTAGCTAATATGCCTATAATGCTCCAAGATACGTTTTATGTGTGGGGGGAATTCTGAATGTAAAGACTGACTACGAGATATATTTTTAATATTCGAGCCTGGCATAGACTTAGCGGGAGTTGACTCTTTCTTTAAATAGTAAGTAGTCAAATCGTAGCAAGCTAGCTTCAATTCAGTTGGAGTAGAGGAGTAGCCACCTTTATACACAAGCTTTACAGCTTTAAGACCTTTAGGGAAACTAATATTTCTAGTAATTTCTTGTCCTTCAGCATCTATTTCATATTGTCTGTCTGCAGTCCAAAATTCTGCTGCTGACTCGCAAGTTGCTTGTGTTGTATAAGATGTATTGCTGCACTCACCGGTCCATCTCTCAGACGTAAATGCCCATGCATTTCCGCTCGTATGTCCAGTAGTGGCTGCAAAAGTTACAGCTATGTCGCCCTCTAAAGTTTGACTAGAACCTGTTATTGCTACGCCTGTTTCTTTCCAGTTATTCCCTCCATCACGAGACCATTTAAACGTGTCCGGAGTTCCTGTACCATCAATTTGTACTTTATAGCTACGTCCAATTTCACCTGACGACGTATTTGCGTTGTATCCAGTGATTGTTAGATCATTTAAGCCTGACCCTGTAAAAGCGTCATTATTAATACAAGTCGTTTCGGTAGTATTAGAAGAAATAGTACATTGTGCAGTACCTGATTCTAAGAGATAGTAGTTGCTACTATCTGCGTGGTTGTTTTCGACGGTTGATTTATCCGTCTTTGAGTTTTTACGCTCAAGTAACTGTACTACTTCTACGATAGGTAGTTCAGTTGGGAAAACAGAAGTTTCGCCACCGGTAGTGTCGAAGTATTCTGTCTTTGCTGTGCTGTAGTTATCTATGAAACTACGCCCACAGTAGGTTTTTATAAGTGCACTAATCTGAGATCTTAATAGGTTTATTTCTGCGTCACGAGTAGTACTGCTAATACCTGCGTATGCTTTGTACTCACTAACTGTATATAAATCTGCCATCTCAATTCCTTAATTCACTTATAAAAACCGGCTAGGCATTACCCTAACCAGTTTTATATTAACAACTATTAGCCGAACTTAATTAAGCCCATTGAAGCCTTATTAGCTGCTCCAGCCTCTTTAGCTATAAAGCCAAAGCGACGGGTTGCAACCATAGCCTTCTGTTGTGCAACTACATCTGTAGCTGTCTCAACTGTCAAGTTGCGGTAGTTACCAATCAAGTAATTGTTAGGGTTAACAATAATTGCTTGTGCCTTACCTGTAGCTGTTGCTTCGAAAGCATCAGATACAACTAAAGACATTCCCCATAGTTTACCTAACTCACCTGCTTTGATTGTAGCATTATCACCGTACTTATCTACTGTAACAACCTCAGTTGCATCTAGTAAACCGTAGTACGCTGCTTGAGATAAGAATACAACTAAGTCTGCAGGATTCATACCCCATTGACCCATGTTCTTACGAGCAGTTAAGATTTCAGCAACAGAACATAAGTCTGTAGCAGAACCTGTAGTTACTGTATTACCAGCATGACCACCCGCTAACTCTTCAAGCTCTGTAAATGGAGCTGCAACACCTGTACCTAAGATAGAAGCGTCAGATGTACGAGCCATACGACGGATGATAGCATCACGAACGATACCAGCAACTGGGATTAATGCATCCTCTTCTTCTTCGTAACCAATGTACTCACGAGTAGCTAACTTATGAGCTGTCATAGACACCTCTGTTAAGCCGTGCGCTTGTGTAGTACCTGAAGAAGCATCGTTAAATGCTGTACCAACTGCATCACCATCATTGTATGCACCAGCTGCTACCCATGTAGCATCTGCACCAGTATCTGGATTGAAAGGGAAGTTCATAACTCGTGCATTCATAGCAATTGATTGGAACTGTGGCTCAACTACAACACGGTTTTGAATTCCTTCAAAAATTGTAGAGTTCCAAGTAGTTTCCCAATCAGTATCAGAGAAACGCGTAGCTTTCTCGATTAATTGCTTACCAATTTCTGTTTGATCAATAGATTTACCTAAGATCTTAGCAGTGATGAACGCAGAGTTCAACTCATCTGAAGAAGGAGCATCTGATCCAGCTTCTGAGAATTGCATCTTAGATGCCTGCATAGCAGCCATCTCGTCTTTAGCAGACTTAAGCTCATCTGACATTTCAGAAATTGCTTTAGAGTAGTTATCTCCGTCTGCTTTAATTTTAGCTTCTAAAGCCTCTGCAGTTTTCTCTGCTTGGGTTTTACCCATTTCAATTGATTTAAGTGTGGCTGCAGCTGCAGACTTCTCAGCCTTCTCAGCGACTTCAGCCTTATATGAGTCTAATGCTGCTGTTGCAGACTTAGACATCATGTCTTGTAGTTCTTTCTTATCCATATTAATTTCCTTAAGAATGTTATCCTGAGAAGGTTCCTTCTCACCTTTTGTTATATCTTCTTTTACTTCTTCTACTTCTTTTCCAAATGCTTCTTTAAATGAGTTATACTCATCTACATCTGTAAAAGACTTAGCTAAAGAGAAAGTCGAATCTTGATTAGCGGGCACAGAAACAACACTTATCTCATAAAGACTTAAGTCCTTAATGAAGAAAGTATCTTGTTCTTTGTCATAGTCAGCATCTTTAATGCTAAAACCAACGCTAAATGTTTTTAAAACGCCATCTTTGATTAGGTTATACACTTCACCTGCAGCTTTACTTATTTCTGCAACAATTTCCAGTCCCTTGTCAGTTACATTGTAATCAACAGTGGTACCTACCGGGCGTGAATAGTCATGGAAAGCAAGGATAATAGGGTTTTTTAGATAATCATCCATACCACCCTTTTCCCAAGCTTCCTTAACGATTACATCGCCAGTTCGGTCTTTGGAAACAGTATTTGCGTAACCTTTGATTGTCAGTACATCAGACTTAGAGTCTTTCTCTACCACATCAAACAATGAGTTAATTTCAAACTTTTTATTCATCATTTTCCTCGTTTCCCTGAGGTCTTCCGCCCTCAGAAGGGTTGCTTGCGCTACCAGCAATATTTGCTGGAATGCGTATGTCATCATGACCTTCTATCTTTTCTAATCTTAATGCTACTCTAGCTTCATTCGGAGTAAGTACTCCGCCGTTAACTAAGGTGCTGTAGTATCTTGCTTTTTCGTCTAACTCTGCCTGTAAGGGCGAGAGGTCTTCTAGTGCTGCTGCAAGGTCATAACCAAAATATCGCTCTAAACTACTAATCAGTTTTCTAACTAATGGTAGAACGGTCTCTTGATACATTAATTTCTGGTTGGGTCTAATGTTTGCATTATTACCACCATCCATTAAAATTGGCGGGATTCCAATAACTTTTAGAATAGTATTTTCTAAGTTTGTTACTGAATCCTCAAAGTCTAATTTCTTGAAGTCCACATTAGAGATACTATCGATCTCTATACCGCCATCTAGAACTAAAGGCCTTCTGCCTCCGCTCTTAGGGTTGTACTTCTGGGCCCAAGAATTAATTAGTCTGTCTTTTACTTTAGCACTAAGAGTATTTGGTGTCTTTAGTACTAAGCCAGGAACTGCTCCATTTTTGAAGAAGTTCATCTGGAAATCTTTCATATCGTATAACAAGTTGATTGAGCGTTTAGCTGAGCTTAATCTTGACTTACCTCGATATATTGAATCTGATGAGTTATCTTGAATATGTATAATCTCATCAGGTTTATATTTAGTTCCGTTATAATCATACCCTTTGATAAATGTTTTCTTATCGGGAGTAATAGTAACATTTGCGGCAGGTAGATGGTATAAACTTGCACCATCATAATACATAAAAGCATTACCATCCATAATCATATCTAAGAAGATGTTTCTCTTAAAAGCATCTGCTGATTGATACGGGTTAGGATTCCTGTTAAGTAGAGTTACTAGCTTTTTATGTCTAATAGTTGCTACTCCAGGAAATGCTTCTTTGTCCCCTACATCTATATTGATCTGCGATGCTGCGTCAACAATCATATTTACACCGCGATTAACTACTTCTAATCTTTCATATGCTCTTTCATAAGGCAATGAAGGTGAAAGGGGCCCTTGGCTACCTTGCTGCGCTGCTATCTGTGGTTGCGCCGGATTCAATTTCTGAATCAAATTTTTAATTATTCCCATATTCTTTTACTCTTCTTTTTTCTACCCAGCGTTGTTGCTTGGGGCCAGTGACTAAAGCAGGTTTTTTACCATATATGGAGTGCAGTTTTAAATGATGTTTGTGACAAAGAGTAATTGTGTCATCATAAATTTCTTTATGGTGTGCTTCAATAAACTCATCCCTCATTTCCATCATATCTTCCGCAGTCAATATAACTAGTTTCTTTACTTTAATCCACTTATCAAGAAGTTCCGTTACACTTAAAAAGTGATGGAAGTCTAAAGACTCTACTCCACCACAGATGTAACATTCCTCATCCTTTACATATGCAGACTTTGCACGGTCTCTTATGTATTTAATCTTGTCGCGTTTAAGTTCACTCATAGGTTGATTTCTTAAAATTTCTCTGTATATGGGCAATTATATCAAATTTCAACAAAAAAGTCAAGTGCTATTTTTGCCCTGGTATACCTAGAACGTTATGTCCGAAGCTACAAACGTGTATAAGGCGTAACGCAGGGCATCTGACATATGAGACGCCATATTGTGCACAGGTTTTTCAGTTAGTAGGTTCTCGTTAGGATTCCACTGGTATTGATCTAGTGACATTAGAGTGTGCTCACACTTTTGATCCACGATCAATTTGTTATTATCCACAATCGTGGCAACTGACGCAATGCCATCCAGCACACTCTTAGTTGCATTGATAGTTGAAATATCGTAGTTCTGGGCTAAATCGAAACGCATTTGCTGAGCTGCGGAGTCAATATAGATAGAGTCTATATCCCACTTATTAATCAATGCTTGAATAACTTCAGCGTGCTGCTCAGTAGTCTTCTCAGCTTCCATATACTCATCTAAAATATAGTATATTTCAGCATCCCAATCATACCCTATAACACAGAATGCAGTAGGATCACGATAACCAACGTCAAGGCCTGCAAACACATCCATCTTGGAAGTATCAAGTTCTTCGAGGTTTGCCACACATTCTTCGTAATTGAAATCCCATACTTGTCCTTGGAAGGTGTTGAAAGACGCTAAGTACTCTTGTTCGAACTCAGCCTTTGACATACCTTTCTTAGCTTCGTCAATATCTTTTTGGGAGATTCTAGGGTTTTCGTGGTACGTGGCTCGCATTGATACCCAATTGTCGTACTCGTCATTGAACCCGCGTTGGTAGAAGTCTGAGAACCAGTTATTTCTTCCACGAGGGGTGGATATAAATAGACACTTACTATTAGGTTTATCTAGTGTAGGTCTTAGGGCTACGTTGAACGCATCCATTCCTCCATCCCCTAAGGCCGCTTCATCAAATATAATAAGATCATAAGACCTACCAACGGTACTATCCACTTGATTGACTGATCCCATACGAATAGTGCTTCCATTTGTTAACTCTATGATTTTGTCTTTAGCGTTGTCCCTGGCTACCTCTAAGTCAAAGTGCTTAATTAGATTTCGTTGTAAGTCGAAAGAAATTTGTGACAGTGAGTAATTCGGACTCATGATTAGAACATTTGTACCAGGTACAAGTGCCACTAACTGTCCAATTATGTTTGCTATATAAGTCTTACCTTGTCGTCTAGACAGTGCTGCTACAACAAAACGATATTTAGGATTATTAAGTGCGTTAATCAGTGCAACTTGAGATGCAATAGGAGTTATACCTAAAAGTTCCATATACTGTTGGATTGGAAGTTTTATAAACCTCTCATCTTTTGGATACTCAACTAATTCATCTGATTGTACGTCGCTTCTGCTTATTTCTAGCATTAATATTCCCTCATAAAATAAAATTAAAAAAGCCCTACTAACGTAAGGCTTTATTCACAAATTTAGTCTTTGGTAAAAATGTGATACACTACCGCTAGTGATGCTAAGCCTACAAGACCAGCATTACCTAGGTTAGTGATGATACCGGTAATAGTTCCGATAACATCTCCACCAATGAACGGTACACTCCCGCCAAAGATCACTTGTAAAACTATTGCTAGAGCAATTAATGCTACCCCGGCTTCTGTTGCGGCTTTAATCCAGCCCAGAATTTTATCTACCATATATTCTCCTATATTTAAGATTTGTCAGTATTGACAAGTACAAAATTATACCAGATTTTCGTAATTTGTCAATACTAAAATTCCTTAGGTGGTAAGAAACTACCTTTTCATCGCTGCAGATCCAAAGTAGAAGCCAATAATATTCATTATAGCTACAGGCAACCATTCTGGAGTAACGAAACCATCTAGTTTAATATACTCTGTAAAGGTATGAGTAGTATCAATAAATAAGAACTTAAACCCCTCAGTTACTTCGATAGGTACATTAGTTGATATCCCCATAATTGGGGCCATAAACACAATACCGATCCCCGCTAAAAGGCTGAATACTACTATGAATCGTCTAATCCATGCAGCATTGGGGTTTTGCATTTGTCTAGCATTATTTACCCCTTGTTCAACCTGTAGATTGCTCTGCATTAACATTTTGTGTTGCTCAGCTTTGTCAGCCTGTGCTTGCCCCCACATCTTCATCATACCGCCCATAGCGGTAGAGCCTAACATACTTATTGCTTCGATTGGTAATCCAAACATATTTTCTCCTACTTCTTATACTTGCAGGCAGATTTTTTAGGGGTATCAAATAGTTTATCTGCAGCTTTATATACAATAGCCTTAAGCCCAAAAATTACTAGTACTAGTACCCCTAGTATAGTGGTGTACCACTCTGGTGCTTTAGCTAGGTTTTCCCACGCTTGTGTCATAGTAGTCTCTGAAAACATAGGTGTTAAAAAGTTAATAACAATAGGCAAGGAGAAGACTATTACTAGTGCTTCGTCTTTCCAACTATTATTCATGCTTTCTTCCGATATCTTATGACTTAGTTCTTTTTCTTCCATATTGCTCATTTTTTTACCTGTCTTAATTTGCTAAAGGGTTATCTAGTGCTCTCTGTACTTTAGCATTTAAACGTTCTTCTAATTCTTTAATATCCGCCTGATTAGAGGTTCTAAGCTGATCCCGTTTAGTTTCGAATCTAGTCTCAGCATCGTCGATCATATCTCTAACTTTATCTTCTAACTTATTAACGTCATCTTCTGTTCTATCCGATACCTTTTCAATACGATTAATATCATCTCTTAGACCATTCTTAATATCACGTGTGTAGTCTAAAGTGCTTTCAATCTTGGCATCCATTATATCCATCTGTTGTTGGTATGCGTCCAAGTCTAAATTAGCAAGGCTTTCAATCTTCTGATACATAGTAAACCCTCCATATAAAGAACCAAGTACAGTAGACAGTACAGCAAACGCCATACCTAATTGTGTAGGGGTTAGTTTATAACCAAGGATTTTAATATCAGCATTTGCTAACTTCTCCTTTAGTTTATCTACCTTACCCAAATCTTTGCCTAAATCTGCCATAATTAATTCTCAAATTGATTTTCTAGTTGAAGCCTTCTTAGAGCATTTAATTCTTGTTCTAACTTCATCACCTCTAGACGTTTCTTTGTAAGCTCTAGTTGGTATAGAGTATTACAGTTAATTCTCTCTTTCGGGGCATTTAGTGGTACAACAATACGTGCGTATAATCCTATATCTTTTGTTGTTGGGTTGTCTAGGTCTTCACTACTAAAAGGTGCTGTAGCATTATTGATAATACCTGTTATGCCAAACTCTAGGTTCATACTCCCACCTATAGCATTAGAGCAATCTAAGTTACCAGCTCTAAACTTGTCTGAAGCGTAACTATTGGTCATGCTTGGTATTTGCAAACTTAGAGCGTTATTTGCTGATGCATTTAAACTTAGTACCATTAGTATAAAGAAATATCTCATTTTATTTTAGAGCATATCCTAGAGGATATACCGCTGCCTTTAATGTCTTTCTTCAGTAATTTAGATTTAGAGCATATATACGTAGAGCGTGATAAATCGCCTTTCTTAATATAAATATCAAACTCTGCAGTATCAAGGTATTCCATTTTCATAACTTTGTACGAAGTAACAAAGGGTACTGGTTCCCAATCAGAATCAAATACACCAATCTCATAATAAGATACGTCACTGCGCCGATTGAACAGCCTCATTTTAGTCTTAAGAACCCCTGAGACAAACGATGCTTCGAACTTTGGGTAAGTAGGAGTCATTTCATGCGCTTTAGTATCTAATGCCAATATTAAACCAGCAAGTAAAAAGGCAGATAATATCAGCTTAGTAACATACGACACGCTTACTTAGCAATACATTCAGCAACTACGATAGCATTGTATACACCACCTGGGAATGCTTTATCATACCCGTTTGTTGCAGATAGAGTAGCAGAAAACCAAGTTGATCCAGCAACTGTTAAGTCGTACTCTGTTGTAGCATCATAAGTAACCTTTGCCGCTTCATACCCAGACATACCTGCATCAGATGTTTGTGATACTGTAGTTGAACCAGTCCAAGTAACTGTATCATTCAAAGCAGGTGAGGATGAGAAACTAGTAGGAGTTGTAATCTTTGCTTTATAATTATCTGCTAATGTTACGTCATACCTTACCACTGGTAATACGCCTCCGTCAGCGACTGCTGTGCTTAATTTCTGAGGGGTAGGGTTGCCATATACTCCTGGAATATCTGTTGTGATTAAACATCTCATTTGTACATTACCCTGTACCGGAACATCCGCCGCTATCGTGTTTAAACCCAATAGGGCTATTACTGCTAATATAATCTTCATATTACTCTCCTTCGAGGTACTGCATATTTACCATTTCGGTATGTAGTACCTGCTGGGCTAGGCCCATTCTCTTCCCACGATTATTGTCTGGTAGCTGTTTATCAACTAAACTCTGAGTCTCTTTGTAGACACCACCTTGAATTTTTTTATTGTAGTAACTATCTACATTCACGGATAAAGTCATTGCTCTCATTAATTGATTCTGTGCCAGTGCTGTTGCTGACATTACAGTTGTATCAATCTCTGATAGTAAGTTCTCTAAATCTATTTCTTCCTCTTCCTCAGATTTCTCTTCGGTATCCTCTTCCTTCAACTCTGTTTTATTATTTAGAGCATCTTGAACATTCTCATCTTCTAAAGCATCGTATACTACTGGAGTTGGAATACTATTTATTGCATTTAATAGTGCTTCGGCGTACCCAGGGCAAGAAGGATCTGCTAATGGGGTTACACAAGTATTGTCATATTTATAGCTGTATATTACTGAAGCATCCTCTACTGTACCGGTTCCTTCTATAGCAATAGAGCCATCCCCCCATAATTCTTGAGGTACATTTGGTACTCCAATTACTTTATTAATAGGGGTACCTCCGGGTCTACCACTCCAATCATCTGTTTCTCTAAAGATATAGCCTCCATTAATGGCATCTTCATTCTGCACGTGTACTTTCATATCATCTGCAGTATTCTTAATAGGAGTATACTGATAGAACACCCCATTAACCATTAAGTTATTAGCTTTAGGGAATAGGTCAGGCATGCCCCAACTTAGGCCTCCTTCAGCAGCATTACCGGTAGTACCGTAATTCCAGTTAGAGTAAGAACAAGAGGCCGAGAACAGTAGTGCCAATGCCAGTAAGTAATTTAAGTGGGTCAACTCCTTCCTCCTTTTCCTTCTTAGGTTTAGAATCCTTATCATTCTGCCAAGCAATTCTAGCGTCTGAACCAATAATGCCATTGTACGGACAAGGTGTACCTGCCATTAGCATCGCATCAAATACTCTTACATCTTGACACAATACAGATACTGCGGCAACTTTCATACCCATATCATATAGTGTCTTAGCGTTCTTTAGTCTTTCACAATTTAAGTCTCTAGTAGTTGTACCAGCACTAATACCAAGTATTTGTGTTTGTACTGCTCCCGCAACACCAACAGTACACGAATCTGAGTTACTACTGCCCGTAAATGTGGGTGTAATAGCGGAGGGAGGTGGGGAGACAACTGTAGTCTTCACATCACCTGTCGAATGTACTGTACTTCTCGTAGTTGAGTCTGTAACAATAGGATCTAGAGCATAAGCATCGTATGATATCAATAATGCTACTGCTATTACCCATCCCATCGCTACTTTCTCTGCTATATTCATTAGTCTACCTCAATTCCCATATTCTTATAATCTTCTTTTAACCACTCAAGCTCTAGCCGACGGTCTTCTGCATATAAATCTTCAATATCTACTTCATTTATAGCAGTATCTTTAGGAGCCTCTGGTATCTCCTCAGCTACCATTACGTCTCTGTGATCTGCTAAGGTACAATGATATACTTCATGGCCCATTATGGCCATCGCTTCTCTGTCGTCCCAAACATCGGCTAATATAATGTGAACCCAGCATATATCTTCATCGGGTCTAACATTAGTGAATCCTCGTACCCCCGCACCCTCAGGTAGTGGCTTACCAGTTGCTTTCTCAAAAGCCTGATTTAGTCGGTCTCTATTTGTATACGTTACAATCTTAAGTATAAATTCAGACCTCTGAAAGTCAACTTTTTCAGTTGGCCCATATTTAGCTAAGTCAAAGTCGTCTAGAGCGTAGGCATACTTACCTCCTAGTGCTAATGATACCCATAATAATAGTGTTAATGTTAATCCTTGTAGTATTGTCTTCATGAAAACGCCTTATCCATAAATAGTGCAAATGCTATGATTGTAAGTGGAGCTAATACCATCCAACTAACTACATATGCTAGACACTTACACTTTACCCAAGTCCACGATTGAAAACACTTCTTTTCGGCTATACACCTTGTTAATTTACTAAACATAAATAATTTAATATCCATCCTTATGAATAAGGTACTTGGCTTGTATGTACGCCTTTACTATTCCACTTCGAACAATGTCCTCAGTTTCAAAATGATTTACACTAAACCAGTTTGGCATAGATTCTAATACTTCCACAAACTTACAGATATCTCTGTCGGATCGTTTAGTAAAGTCTGTCTGCATAAAGTCTCCGCAGAACAGTGCTTTAGA